CTTGAGAGACGATAACAGGTTGTCTATAACGTTGGCCAAGCTCTTTATCTTTTTCAACAAATTCAAAAATTTTAGTTAATTTTGCGCTTTCGGGGATTAAATTTTCTACCCCATCCGCGTAAGTTTCTTTAAATAGCCCAGTAAGTTGCGCGGGCGATACAAATTGCGCCATATATTTAAACTCCTTTAAAGTTTATGTTAAATTAAACTGTTTTGTTGTTTTTAACCTTAGACTTTAACCTAGTTTGAGTAGCTTGTAGCGCCCAACCCTAAGTCTACCTTCTGTTGGTTGACTGAGACTTTGTAATTTTGGGCCACTTAGCCGTAGCGAGTGTCTAAAAATTACTATAATCTCATATATTACTTATTAAAATTAAATACGGTATATAAGAATTTTTTTTTATAATGCCCCTATAAGCCGGTATAAGGGCGTTCAGTATTTGTATAATGTTAACTAATAATTAATATTATGTAATATATACTATCGCCTACTCATCTAGTTTAGAGTACACCTCCTTCATATACTCATCATAACTCTTCTTCTCTTTTTTAGCTTTAGGCTGTTGGCCTACAGGCTGCTCTCTAGGAGTAGAAGGTAGGTTTTTAGCTTTTACCTTACTAACATCGTACTTTCTAACTTTATTGACTAAATCCTCACCTAATAGTTGAATTAGTAAATCCCCGTCTAATGAGCTATATAAAGCTTTTTGCTCCTTAATATAATCCTCTTTAACCAAAGGAGCTACTTGCCTAGCTGTTAAGTTATAGCCTCTTTTAAGAGCTTCAGCCATGTAAAAAGCAATCCTTTTAACTGTAAACTCGTTTTTAGGTAGGCCCGTGTCTTGTAGAGCTGCGGTAATGTCTTTTACGTAATCTTGACTATATTGAGCTTTAAGCCGTTCAATTTGAGCTTCTCTTTCAGCTTGTTCTTGTTCAGCTTTAATACGCTCCTGCTCTTCAATCATAGCTTTATACTTTTTTAGCTCCCTGTCTTTTGGGTCCATAAGCTCTTCTTCTAGCTGACTATATAGGTATTCTTCAGCTAGCTTGCGAAAATCAATTCCAAGGCCGGGGTGCGATAGTACTTTGATTGGGTCTTTCTTGAGCAGGTTAATAAACTCTTCTGCTTGTTTGCGGGCCATAGCAGCTTCGCGAAACTTCTCGTCAGCCGCTCTACGAGTCTGGTAACCTTGAATAAGCTCTTGCTCAGTTACCTCTAGCTCTTCTCCATTTACTTTTACTTTATACCTTTTTTCTCCTAGCCCAGCATTTGGCTGTTCTGTAGGTTTAATTTCAGCATCAGACTTTATGTTTTGTTGGCCTTGAGCTGGGGCCGTAGCTTCTGCTGATTGTTCTATTGAAACGTTATTTGACGCTCCACCACTTACTTCGGACATATACTCTCCTTTAGCCGTTATATAGGCTAATTAGTTAAGCCAACCCCACCGTGGGGCTAGGCTATTAATTACTTATTACATTCCTTCAATAATAGCAGCACTTACTGGGTCAGCATTGGGGGGAGGTTTTGGTAAATTAGGCTGATTTACCGTAGCTGCTTCCTGTTGTACTGGGCTAGAAGGGTTGAATACTTGAGCATTAGGCCCCATTCCTTGCGCGTTAGGCGGAGGAGCTGAAGCTTGAACGGGCTGTTGATTAAGTAATAATAACATGTCGGCATTGGCAGGATTTTTAAGAAAATCTAAATGTTCTTGTAGATGCGCCGTAACTACTTTAATCAATTCGGGGTTGCGCCGAGCCTCTGGGCTAGAAAGTATACTTCTATGCTCTTCGATATGCATTCTATGATTATCTGTAATCATTACAGGGACTGGCCTTCCTTCAGATAAATCTTCATTCTCAGCTCTAATATTTAATAGCTCAGCTTGAGCACCTTCGATAGCCGGTTCTAATTTACCGGTAGTCATTACTTGAATATATTGGTCTGGGTTTTTAATGAGACCTTGTTGCAGTAAGTTATCAGCTAATTGAATTTTGCCTGCGGTGGTCTTAGAAATACTAGACCCCTGGTCAACCACTACCCTGTTAATCTGGTCTAAATCGTCCCCAGTAAACTGCTTCATTAAACTTCTTTGAGATTTACCTGCAATAATGGCTACTCTAGGGGTAGTAGCAAAGTCTCTTAGGATAGCGATAGTAGCAGTCCCTAAATCTTCTAATAGTTGACTATAAGACTGTTGTAAACTGATAGAAAACTGAATAGACATGGACTGAATGAGGGCTAAGGCGGAACCTGATAAGCTATGTTCTGGATTACCTCTAGCTACGCTGTTAATTCCGCTAATAGTCTCGGCTAATCTTTCTAACTGTTGCATAAAATTAAAAATTTCGGGAGGAGTAGATGTAAGGTTGAGCGGTTGTGGTGCGCCTACTTTAGCGTCATATTCAATGACGTTTAAACCTTGACTTAGTTCGTTATGCCCAATATTAGCTCCTCTAGGAACTAATACGTTCTGGACGCCAAATTGGGCTTGATTAGTAATGACCGTGCTGTAAAGATTATCTATAGCTTGCACTATAGGTAATAAGTCAAAGCCTACCGTGTAACCAAAACAAGTTCCAATTTGGTCATCTGGTGCAATTCTATATATGGGAAGTTGTCTATACGGTAGGTCGCCGTCAATAAAAACAGTGTCATCTGACCCAAAAATAGTGACTCTACCATTCGGAACAGAGGCTGTAGGTCTGTGATAAAACTCAAAAACTACAATATCATCGCTAATTCCTTCATCTTTAAAAGCAGTGTTTAATTTAATCTTTTCATAGTACTCAAAAGCTGTGGGTAAAGCTAAAATCTTTTCTTCTAGTTCGGGGTATTTAGCTATTAAGTCAAACTTATTTTGAGTCGTAACTAATATATACCAATCATGGCTGTTAGGGTCCTTTTTAGTATAATCCCTAATAACGTCGATGGGCATAAAGTTATCATATTGAATATCGCCCTCTTTAATGGGCGCTTGAGTTTCTGGGTCAACCCCGTAAACATCGCCTAGTTCGGTATTCCATAAACATCGTACAAACCCCTCGCCAAACACTAAACCATGCTCTACGGCTTGTTTTATGTACCTTTCTAAGTGTCTTTCTCTCATGTAGTAATCTAATAAACCTGAAGCTAAAATAGTTTGAGCCTGGGACTTATAGTCCGTATTAGCGGCTCTAGGTTCAAAAGCAGGTCTAGATTGTAAAGTAAGTGTTCTAAGGTGGGTTAGTAAATTTTTATAGTGGTTAACGCTAATTTGAGTATATTCATTTTGGTCTCCCACCTTTTTAAGTCTTCCACCTTGCATAGCAGGGTTATAGTAATACCTATAGCTCTGCCTCCACAAGTTTAATCGCCCTGAACTGATTAAATAATCCTGATAACTTTCTACCTTCTTTTGTAAATTAGGAATTAACTTGTCTAAGGTATCTGCTGCAAAGTACTTTTCCATCATCTGGTCCTCTAGTTAAATTAAAAACGATGTGTCGGCGTTTAACCCCTATTACAACTTATTAAATTTAAAGATTTTTCTAATAGTTTCATTTTGTTTAATTTCAGATTGATTAGTAGGTATATAGTGCGTATAAGGGCTTATAAACGCATCTGGTGGAATAGGGTTTGTGTGTCTATCTAAGTTACGGACAAGATACATAAGAGCCGCTAATCCATCAAAATGCCCATAAACTGAGCTTCTCGCAAACTGTTTATGCTTACTATCCCAAATACCATACTTTAAACAGCCTAATAAATGCTTACATTTAGGGCTAACAATAAGCTTCCCAGCATTAACCATAAGTCTTACTTCGTTAACCATAGCGTCTAAAGATTCTTTATTGGTTGGGTTAAAATGTAGGCCGTGCAGGCTGCTTAAATCTTGTAATAATAATAAATTATTATTATCAGCTATTCTTTTATAAGGCTGTAAAGTGCCAAATACTTCTTTTTCTTTAGCTATTATAGCGTCTTTAAGTTTTTCTGTAGTCATTTCGTTACCCTGCATTGTTAGCTCATCTTCAATAACTAACGTGGCCGTTTTAAAATCATAATAACCAAATACAACAGCAGTTTTGTCAACTACTCCTATATCTAGACCTACGTACCTATGATAATATTTATTTAAGTTATTATCTTTACTAGGCTCTTTAACAAACTCATCTTTCCATTCTGGAATAATAGCTAATGCTTCATCAGTAACGAACATACACAAGTATTCACGCTTAAATATAGAACTATTTACTCCACCTGATTCTTTAGCGTATAAATCAATAGTGTCTTGAGTAAGGGTCTTGTTATCATAAATCGTATACACTTTATAAAAACCTTGGTCTTCACACTCTTGAGCAATGCTAACAAAATCATGAGCTGGAGTTTTGGGCGGAGTAGATGCTAAAAGCGTTTTACCGCCTGTAGTAAGTGTTTGAGGAAGTAGGATAGAAGTTACAACGTACTGCAAATCATCGCAGAAGCCAGCCTCGTCTATAAGGTTTAAATGAGACGTGGTCCCTCTTAAATTTTCGGCGTTCCCATTATCCGTGCCAGCGCAAGCTATGATAGAGCCGTTAGGAAAGCGCCATTCTTGGTCTTGCGTGTAATACTGCGGCTTTAGATGATTAGGGCAAGTTTCAAGCAGCATTCTAAATATAGGGTTTGTAATCTTTTTAAGCATCTTAGCTGTAGGGGCCGCAAATCTAATTTGACTGTTAGGGCGCTTAATAGCAAACTCTAAAGCTATAGTACACAGTACCGTAGACTTACCATAGCGCCTAGAACAGTTTAAAACATATTTTACACATTCGGGATTGTTTATAGCTTTCCACAACGACTCATACAAAGGTAATTGATAATCATACAATAAAAACGATAGTAGCCCTCGCTCCCAAGCTAAAGCTAAAGCTCTATCAGGTTCCAGTAGAGGTTTTTTTCTTTTTTTGACCATTGCTGCCCTCTTTGGATTGAGATTTTAGAACAGCTAAAATGTCTTCGTCTGACACTTCTTCTTTAGGCGGGCTAACGGTCTTGTTAATGTCTGTGGGTTCCCCTAGTAATAGCTGTCTAATCTTAACAAGTATTTCAAGTTGTTTACTATCAGACAAATCTAGGCCAGTGGTATTAGATTTAGCAAATAACCTAGTAATCTCTTGTTCGACAATAGCTAAACCTGATAAAGTTGAATTATTCATTGTCTCTCCTAACTTTAAAGCCCATGCTAATAGCTACTTTAGATGCTTGGTCCATAGCCATATTAGC